CTGATGACCGCCGGTTCGTCCCAAGGGATGGAAAGGTTGGTGGTCTGCTGGTAGATGTCGGTGTCCCCGACCACCACCGCGCCGGCCCCGGAGACCTCCCAGATCCGGCACTTGCCCTCGTAGACCACCTCGGCGATCCCCTCTGGGGTGTACACCAGGGTGTCCTCGTCGTAGCCCTCCGGCCGCGAGCCCCGGGTGATCCGGCAGGTGGAGGTCATCACCGCAGTGGCCTGGCCGCGCACGTAGGAGATCGCGTGCATGCTGATCGGGCTGGTCACGGCAGGAACCTCTTCCTCTTCCCCGCGTTGGAGTGCCCGGCGATCGCAGCGTTGGCGAAGTCCTTGTAGAACTTCCCCTCTTTGAGAGCCTTGTCCCGGTCCTCGATGTTCCGACCGATCCGGTAGTCCCGCAGAGGGGTGCCCTCGGGCTGGGCCTGGCGCTGCTTCAACCCACGGACATTAGCCTGGTAGGCCTTGGAGCGAGCCGCTCCTCTGGCCCGCCCCTGGTAGTAGTTCACCTTCATCCGCTGCTGGATGTCATCGGTCCGCCGGGGCGTCTGCTGGACCTTGGCCAGCTTCGGGGCGAGCTTCTTCCAGGACTTGGAGACCCCGTGCTCGACGCCGAAGGCGCTGATCATGGCTCAACGATCTGCTCGTGCGGGGGCACCGCCGCCGGGTAGGTCGTCTGGTCCGGTGGGTAGACCCCGCCGAACTCCTGCGGACCGGCCTCCACGTTGTCGTGCATGCCCTTGCCGAAGGAGAACGGCTTGGTGCCGGGCAGCTGCGGCTCGTCCGGGCTCATCCCACCGGCATCGACGGTGGTGCCGACCAGCTGCGCGGAGTACTGCTCACGCAGCTTCATGGCCAGTGACCGGTACTGGTCCCCGACCGGGCCCAGGTTCACGCTGACCCCATCGGCGGAGTAGGACGCCTCGTTCGCGAACCGGGCCGAGATGGTGTCGGCCAGCGTCGCGGCCACGTAGTACAGCGAGTGGTAGAGCGGGAACCAGGTCTCGTAGGCCCACTGGATCTCCTCGTCGGTGAGCATCCAGTCGTTCTCCTGGGAGGGCCCGGTGTCCTGGATCAGGAACCGCAAGGTGTCCTTGTCGGTGTCCCCAGGGACCGTGTAGGAGTAGGTCATCTCAGACCTGCCCGGGGCGCTTCCTCCGACCGCCGAATGCTGCCGCGCCACCTGCGCCGACTGCGCCTGCTCCGGCACCGGCGGCACCCAGGCCGATGGCTCCGGTCTTGTACGGCTGCGCGAAGGACTTCTGGCCCAGGCTGGTCAGCCCGCCGCCGACCTTGGTCCGCAGGGTTGGGGCCGCCCGCTTGCCCGGGTTCCCGGTGACCGCGGCTCCGGCCCGCTTCAGGCCGCCGGAGATGTTCGCCCCGACTCCGCCGGTGAAGGTGCGCAGCGCGCCGACCGGCTTGGACACCGACGACAGGCCAGGGGCCCGGTGTGCGCCAGCGGTGGCGGCCTTGACCGCCCCTCGGGCACCCTTCATGGCCTCCATCGGGTTGACGAACTTCCCGACCTCTTCGTAGCCATGGTCGATGCCGAAGGCTGAAAGCCCACCCTCGCTGTACATCAGGCCCTCCGCGCCCCGCCGCGGCCGAACGGGTTGAACGACTTCGCCTTGAGCGAGCCCTTGTGCGACCCGGGTGCCCGGTGGGCTCCGCCAGTCTTCATCCCGGTCTTGGCTGCCAGCTGGTCGAACGTCGGGCTGGCCTGACCGGCATGCGCACCACCCTTCGCGCTGCGCAGGCCCTTGAGCGCCTTCACCGGGTTGAACGCCTTCTCGATGCCGCCGTGGTCCACACCGAATGCACTGATCATGACTCCAGGATCCCCTTCCGTGCCTTGCCGCTGCGCTCCGCCTCGAGCACCCGCTCCTTCTCCTCCGGATCATGGATCTGAGCCAGGTGTGCGTTCACCTCGCGCACCGAGTGGTAGCTCGGGTCGTACTGATCCAGATGCACCGCCTCGGCCGGCGGGGCCTCCTCATCCTCACCGACCTCGCGGTCCTCCGGCTCCGGAGTGGTCGCCGGGTGGGTGAGCACCTGGAGATCCACCTGGTTCTCGTCGTGCTCGGCGTAGGGCTCCGGCATCCGCACCTGGACGTGCTCCCGGTTCAGCCGGGCCAGCACGTCGGACTTGAGCCGGACCTCCTTGTACCAGTACTTCGGCCGGTCGGCGAGATCCTCCACCACCGGGGCCACGTACCGGGCTCGGACCAGCACCTCGATGTTCCGGGCGTCCTCCTGGGGGAAGTCGTCGCCGACGGCGTACTCCTTCTCGCCCGAGGTGAACGGCTTGGTGACCACGAAGGACACCCTGTCGTTGTACAGCAGCGGGCTGCCCATCACTCCTCCTGACGACGGATGGGCTGCGGGCCAGCACCCACAGCCCATCCAAGGGTAGATCCGACTCAGGCCACCGCGTTGGCCATGAAGATGCCCATGTCCTTCGCGACCACCCGCATGTCGTAGGTCATCTCGCCCTCGATCCGGTCCGCCTCGATCCACTCCATCCGGAAGTTCTTCATCCGGATCCCGAAGGCGTTGCCGGCCAGGTACCCGTTCCAGGTGAACGTGTAGCCGGCGGCCGGGGTCATCAGGGACGGGCTGCTCGGGGTGTAGCAGAGCAGCGCCGACTTCGAGTTGGACATGAACCGGTACGTCGCGGCGGCATCCTGTGCCTTCGCGTCGTTGAGCTCGGCCACGTCGGTCACCGTCGCGTAGGAGACCAGGATCCGCTCCACGTCGAACAGGGACGCGAGCAGGTCGGTGGTGACCACACCCTTCTGGGTGTACTTGATGCGGTCGATGATGTCCGGGTGGTTCTTGAGCTGGTTGATCGTCCGGGCTCCGAGGACCAGGGTGTTGGCCTTGCGGCCGGACTGCTCCACGAAGTTGGTCTGCAGGTCGGTGAACTGCACGATCGGGTCGGAGTTCGGGTCGCTCCACTGCAGGAACTGGCCCGCGCCTACGGTCCCGGTGACGCCGGCGAGGTCGGTGCCCCACTGGCCGGTCTTGAAGAACTTGTCGTTCCAGTCCAGGTCCCGGCGCAGCAGCAGCTGGTTGGTCACGAACGCGGTGGCGTCGCTGTCCAGTCGCCAGTTGCTGTCCGCGTTCGCCCGCACCTGGTCATCGATGTCCTTGTGGACAGCCCAGACCTCGGCGAAGTACTGACCGGTGTCGAGCTTCCAGCCGACCCCGGCCGACTCGGTGCCCGGCGCACGCTTCTGCGCGTCGGTCCGACGCCAGTCGGACTTCGAGTACTTCCAGTAGATGTCGGACTGCTTGTTCACCGGGACTCGAGCGAACACCTTGTCGGCGATGAACGTCGCCTTGTCCTGCATGTAGGCGACCGAGACATTGGTCAGCGGAACGTTGACGTGGAGATCGCTCTGAGTGGGGTTCGGCATGGCTTCTCTCCTCTCAGATCGTCAGGAGAACGTTGACGAGTTCTCCGGCGTTGGCGGTGGTGGACAGGGCAATGCCGACGATCGCGGTGGCCCCGGCACTGGTGGCCTGGCCGTCCGCGCTCACCTGGATCTTGGCTCCGGCGGTGATCGGCGCATCCGAGACCACCTTTGAGACCCCGGCGATGGCTACCGTGGCAGCCTGGCCGGTGCCCTGGGGCTTGTTCTGCATCACCCCGATGCAGGGTCCGGTGCCGTCACCGAGACCGACCTGGTGCACACCGGTCACCTTCACGAAGTGGTACTGCCTGCCTCCGTGCGGGTCCGGGGAACCCGGCTGACCAGGCACCCCGGTGTAGATGCCCAGGGACGAATCCGCGTTCAGCGTGATCGACCGGAGGCTCTCTTCGTAGGCCATCTGTCACTCCCTCCTATCGACCGTTGAGCCGCTGCGCGGCCAGGTACTCGTCGTATGCGTCCGGGTTCATGTCGAACACCTTGTTGATCGCCGAGACCTCGTTGAAGTCCTCGGCCTTGCCGAACGTGTCGTGGGCGTGCGCCTCGACCTGGGAGTAGATGTCGTTGTTGTCGCCGCCACCCTGGTAGCCGACCTCCTCGAAGAGGATGTTGCCGGCCGACTCCAGGCACTTCGCGATCACCGCGCAGTCGTCGTAGCTCATCGTCTCGGCCATCCGGTAGAGCACCGGGCCGAGCTCGTTCGGGTCCACCGGCAGGTTGTACTCGGCGGACTTCGCCACGTACTCCCGGGTCAGCCGCAGGTCCCGCTCGGACTTGGCGATACGCTCGGCGGCCTGCTGGGCCTTCTCGAGCTCCTCGACCCGACCGAGCGCCTTGGCGAACACCTGGTCCCGGTCCTCGTCGCTGAACGCCTTGGAGAGCTCCTCCATCACCTGCTTGGAGAAGCTGCCGGAGTTCTGCGGAGGCTGGAAGAACGCCGACTTGCCGGCCTCGACTAGCTCGCCCTCCTCCTCACGCTCTTCGTGCTCCTCACCCTCTTCGACGTACTCGTACGCCTGGCCCTGCTCATCGAACACGATGTCGCCGAACTCGAGGTCGTTCTCATCGAGGGGCTTACCCTCCTGGTTGTAGAGCTGGGGCATGTCTTCCTCCTCGGGAGCCCGCTTTGCGATGACGAACCTCGAGAGCTGGTTCGCGGTCTTGTCCACGGTGGAGATCTCAT